CAGATGCACTCCGCAGAGATACACCCCAATTCAAGATCATTTTAATACGCAAGCTGATAAATATCAAGATGCGGGAAAGCGGTGTCCCACTTCTTTTCGTATTCGCCCTTCTCGTTGACCCAATAATACAGCCATACATTCCCGAAGGGCTTGGTACTCTTCACGTATGCGCTCCGTGCCATTTCCCCGGAATGGGTCAGATAATACTGATGATCTCCGTCAACGACCCATTGAGAGGAACACATCCCGCCGTCATCAGCAAGGAAGAACCAGTCTTTATCAGCACGAAACCACCCGGTAATCATGCGCCCTGCACCGTCAAAGACGTACCACCTGCCGCCGTCATACACCCACGCATCCCGGACGAAGTCACCGTCCTTGCGGTACATCCACGAACCGTCTTCCTGCTTCACCCATCCGGGTTCGTAATCATGGGCAGTGCGGCAAGCCATATACGCAACCCATGATACAAAGGTGGCACACCACTCAGCGGGCTGATAGCCCCACCCGCACTCTTTTGCCCATGCGTTGTATTTCGTATAGTTCGCCTTGCCGGGGTTGGCTTTGTATTCGTCCAACTGGTCGTTGCTTGCCTTTTCGCAATAGCCGATTTGGCTTCTTGCCATTGAGACGAACTGCCCTGCGCCGCAGGTTTCAGCACAAAAATCAGGATACAGGAATCCATTGATACGGTTCGTGCCGCCCACCTGAGAAGGTAAAAACTCATACTTGTGCGGGGCAACACAGCCGCCGTCCGTGGTAAAAATCCCCGGGGAACTGTTGCCCTCAACCGTCTCAACCTTCCACAGCCCGTTGCTGAGTTCACAGCTTGTCACGATGCCTGTATGACCGATCCTGCCCTTGCTGTTGCTGTAGAACTCAATGACAGCACCGACCTTCGGGGTATTGCCGTATGCCCCCGCTTTTCTTGCCTGTGCGGCAAAATCCGGGGTGTATGCGGTGTAACGCCCCCGGAGCAGTTTCATCCCTGCTTCATACGTGGTCATTCTGCGCCGCCCCCGTCTTTATAATAATTCAGGGTGCTGACACCGATCAGAACGCCGATAAACGTTCCCAAGGAATTCAGGGTGATGACGATTGCATCCACGTTCTCCCACCCCCATGCCGGGGCAACACGACCCACGAACCACGCACAGGCAGGAAGAACAATCAGACCGACCCATTTTAAAATATCGTACACAGCATCAGGAATTTTCATCTTTCCCCTCTCTTTCTTCAGGCATTTTTAACAGCTTGTTGTATAACTCCGTAGCGACATCATTGCCGCCAAGCCCGTGATACGCCTTGTACAGCTTTTTAAGGCTTTCCTTGGCGTATATGGGGCAGAATCCTTTATCTTGATACCTGTTATAGCCGTTGACGATGGATTCCCGCAGAAGGCTCTGAACGCCGTCTGCAATGGCTTGGTTCTTTTCCTGCTCTTCCTTCAGTTGGCGTTGCAGGGTCTTGAAAAGAAATGACAGCACCGCCAGAACGCCTGTAAACAGCCATTCCAACCAGTGCGCTGAGACAAATGAGATTAATTCCATACGCCCCCCCTTGATGTCCTTATGCAAGAGATATGGTCAGTACGCCGTTGCTGTACGTTGCATTGATTCCAGTCCCCGCAACGATCCGGGTGTAGCACTCTCTCACCGTGACAGTCCATCCGGCAGTTTTGTCTAATTTATAGACGTACACCTGATCGCCTTGCTGTGTAGCAGAATGCGAAGATACAGAACGGTAATACTGGAATTCCACGTTTGTGGGGTTCGTCTCGTTGTTGACGTACGCCATGAATGCCATTCTGGTCTGCGCTCCGCTTGCCGGGTTGGCATTGGATGATGCGCGGCAGTAGACTATATGGTTAGCGGTATACGCCGTAATGAAATCATTCCATGTGCTTTTGCCATACGCAAGGATGGTCATGCCCGTCATGTACCCGGAATCATTTGTCAAGTCGCTTGTCTTTGTAGGGATGACCGTGGTATCAGGTAAAGCCCCCACATCAGCGGCATCCAGAACGACCGTGCCTGTCTGCCCGTTGACGGAAAGGACTGCCCCACCTGTTCCAGTGCCGACAGTCCTTGTGCCGTTTGACGAATAAAAGACCTCTGGTGCGGTAACATCTTCTGCTTGGGCTGTGGTATCTGTCACATCCATCTGTGTGACTCCGTTTAATATCACTTTACTTATAGGCATATTATGGCTCCTCTTGAATTTGGCTTGCATAGGTTGACCAGACCGATGCCGTTTTATATGCATTCAGCACTGTCTGGTTTTCAGACTTCGGGACATAAATGACGCAGTCTGATGGCATTGTAGAAAAGGTATTGCTCTCGATTGTTGGTGGAGTAGTCCTCTTCATATGGATTTCCCCAATACCACCACAGCTATTAAAAGCGTATGTGCCGATTGACTGCACACTACTTGGAATCGTAAGGTTTGTGAGGGCATAACACGTTGAAAAAGCGTATATTCCTATGCTTAGTATGCCTTGAGGAATGACCAATTTAACCACATTCACACAGCTTGCAAATGTATAGTTCGGAATACTAGCGTTCTGTACTTTACAAGGGAATGTTATATAACGCAATCCAGAACTGGAAGTGAGAATGTATGACCCAAGTACCCCGACGCTAACACTGAGCGGAAGAGCAAATGAAAAAAGACTATCACATTCTGCGAAGGCACGTTCTCCAATTACGGTAACGCTATTTGGGATAACTACATGAGCAAGGTGATAGCAATTGTAAAACGCATATTTCGAAATTGAAGTTATAGTATTCGGCATCGTTATCGTTTCAAGAGCGCAACAACAGGCAAACGCATTTGAACCAACAGTAACGCCAGAACCTAACTCAACCTTACGCAATGCGTCTAAATATACACGGTTTTGATATGCTCCTGTGGTTGCCACCCTTCTCAGCAATTGGCTCTCGTGATAAGAAGAATTTGTAGCGCCAAAAATGTTAACCGTTCCGCTTGTAACCGTGAGTGTTATCACATAATCACCAGAAGACGCATAGGTATGCTGAGTATAAATGTTTGTTCCTACGCTTGTCCCTGTTACAATATCCGTTGCACTGCCGTCACCCCAGTCTATCACCACCGTGCCGTCCACACCCAGTCCCATCATCGGAGACAGTCTGCCATTTTCAAAATGACAGTAGAGTCGTGTCTTTCCGTCATCCGTAATGTACATTTGTCCGATGTCACAGATTCCGTTGTTTGTGACTTCGCTCTGCATCTGTGCAAGGGTATAATTCCACCCCTGTGCCGTCAATCCTGTGTGGGAAGGGTTACTCGGCATTTCTGTCAGTTCAGATGCTTCTGCCGCAGTGTAGGCATAGAGCAGTGTTCCTTCATAATCGTAAAAATTCACATCAGACCGCTCGACAGGAGTACCACCACCGACATTGACCGTGACACTGCTGTATCCGTCAGCATTGTCATTGCCCGGATCATATGTGCCATTCTGCGTGATGGTCTTTTCCACTAGTGTGGTGACATTGGTTGCAGTGATTTCCCTTATCGTTCCACCATGCCCGTCAGGAGTATCCACAACCACAATGGAGCCGCCCCCTGAAGCCGTGCCTGTGGTGATAGTACCGTCAGCCGCTATAAAAACCTTACCCTGCGCCACATCTGCCGCCGTTGCGGTGGTTACAGACGCATCATCAAAACGTGCTGTGCCGCCGCCCGTCTGCGGTAATACAACGGCAGGGACATCGGAATACGATGCCCCCATCAAAGATATATTTTTTGCCATGTTTCACCCCCATCAGGAGATGGAAAGAACCTTTGTCGTTGCGTCCTGAGAGATGACCGGGAGCGAAAGCGTACCCGTAACGCCAAGCACAGCCTTCCCGGTCAGCAGATATTCCGGGAGCAGGTCAGTCACATTGGTCAGGGATACCGTGCCGCCTGTGGTATATCCTGCCGGGATCGTAACAGTCCCCGCCTTTGTTCCGATAGTGCCGCCTGTTGCACCGTTGTCGGGCATCGTGCCTGTGATAGCACCACCTGCGCCATACACCACCACGCCCGCAAGGACATCCCCCGCATTGACGGACGAAGCCCCTGCGGTGTCATAGAATTTTGCAGTGCCGCCGCCGCTCTTGGGGATATCGACTTCCGGGACATTGCTGTATGTTACGCCGTTGATGATTACATTCTGAGCCATGTTTTTACTCCTCTCAGGATACAGTCAGGACTGATCCGTTCCATGTGACCAATCCATAATTCTGTGGAATGGGATTTATAATGATGTCTGCGATTGCCTTTTTGTTTGCAATCTCAATGGTCTGCGTGTCCCTTGTGGGCGTGAATTCATATTCCCCGGTATACTCCTCGACCTGCGCCATTATCGGTTTCGAGATACCGCCTGACACACGACCAACGCCACGCAGTGTGCCTGTTATCCTTGACATTAGTCCACCTCTGGAACTATACGGAAATCGGCGCAGTTGACGAACGTATCCACATAACCGTCCGCAAATGTTATTTCCAAATCATACAGGTACGACCCGAAGGGAAGGTTTTGCGTGTCCTGCGGATTGATACGCAGGTTAAGGTCTGTAATCGGGATGCTCTTTTCAATCAGCGGTTCAATATCCACAAACTCGGTCATTCGTGGGGTGAAGCGATTTGATTTGACCGCAAAGCGTATAGAATCCCCTTCCTGCGGGATATACTCTTCCCCCTCTGCTGTTTGCAGTGTGATTTCCGCAATGCCGCTGTCACCCCTTGTGATAGTGATAGCATTGTTTTTTACTTTGAACATATGCCACCCCCTTAATAACCGAATATGCGGACATAGCCGCCGCCGCTTGTGGGGAAAAACACCCGCAGTGTAGATGCCGTAAACGGGGCATCAGATGCAGTGACAAAATACCCGGTCAAAGTCAATTTGCCGCCCGTAGCACCCTCATTTGCCATCATGTTAAAAAAGGCATTTGGCTCACGCCAAAAGAGCATCTCACCCGCCAGACAGAACGCAAGTGCAGGAGTCATGCCGGGATTAATGTCCTTGTAATACATATAGTATGTGGTGATGCTTTGTGTGTTAGCGTCACGCAGTTTAAAAGCCGCCCGTGTTAATCCGCTGTTCACCTGAACCACCGATGTCTTCAGCACGTTTGTACTGCCCGTGACGCTCCACACATTAGCATTACCGTTGCTGATTGTGATGGTCTTGCCCCGCAGGATATTTGCAGAGGAAAGATTGCTCTGCGTCAGCTTTTTAATTGTCTGCGCCCCGCTGAGATACTGCCCGGAAGAAATGGTCTGATCCGCAGTTGTGGCATAATAGGTTGCCGCCGCTTTTGACGGCATTGCTCCCGCAACGCTGAACACATCGGATACGCCGTTGTTTATCTTGATGGTTACGCCGGGCTTAATATTCGCCCCGGTCAGATTGGTCTGCGTCAGTTTCTTGATGGTCTGTGTCCCGGAGAGATACTGCCCCGCCGCAATAGTCTGGTCTGCCGTAGTAGCACAGTACACCGCCGCCGCTTTCGTGGTAATGTTCTGCGTCACCTTTCCGCTCCCGGAATGATACCCCTGTGCGATGGTGAAACTGCCATTGATCGGCAGGGAGTGATTCACCGTGCCGTTGTTCGGCATACTGCCCTGCACCACTTCGTCATCAGATTCGGCAGTCAGGTCATATTTTCCCGTAAGGATATCAGCCGCACTTGCGGTGACATCAGAGGAACGGACACCGCCGCCCCCTGCGCCCTCAATATATGCTAATCCCATATTGACCCCCTTTACGATACAGCCCCGCCGACCACATCAAAGGTCAATGCGATGGTGGGCTTTGTTGCCGCAAGAAAAGTGATCGTTCCGTTTCCAACCGTGGGATTCGGGTAGAGGTACGCCACATTTTTCTGCAACGCCTTGAGGTTTGCCGCCGTAAGCGATGAGGGATTCACGGGGACGAGTTGCAAAACGCACCAATCAGCCGTGGATGCCTTTGAACACGCTTTTGTGACCGTCCAGTTGACTCCTGAAGCCGCCCAGTCATTTACGGCAATAGAAACCTGCACCGGGGTGTCTAAAGCCTGTAAAACGCTTTTATCAGCCTTTAAATTTATCTGTGTGACCAACTCTGTACGGAGCAGATTTACATCCGCAACCGTTGCGGAACCCGAAGCGGTCACGTTCATGGTGACCTGCGAAGCATTTGAGAACGCCATCTGCACGTTGAAGATATGGGACGCAAGGGAAGTCCCGGAATCTGCGCTCTGTTCATCCGGGGACTGTGCTGTGACCACAGCCGCCAGAACTTCAGAGCCGCTCCCCACTTTCGCATAAATACCGATAGCCTGAATATTGTACGCCGTTGCTACCCCTTCATTGGTGAAACGGGCTGACACCTGCACAGTGTCGTTATTGATAGCCGTTGCATAGCTTATATCAACCGTCTGCTGTACATCCTGCAACGATGTAAGGCTTTGGATATTTGTTCCCGCAGGTATGGCATAACTTGATGTCACACCATGTGTCCATGTGATCGCTGATGCAGTGACCGCCTGTGCGAACAAGGAAAAGCCCGCATCGGTGACCACCGCACCGTTATAAATTCCCGCCATTTAAACACCCCCCGAAAGCTGTATGTCATGTATTACCGTATGGTCAACAGATGCCGCCACATATTGATTGCTGTTTGCATACCTCACCACTTCTTGGTTGCTCTCAACGTACAGATGCGCCGGGACGGTTGCCGCTATCAATTCGTCAAGCAGTTCCACAGCACCATAACGGGCTGAAGAGGTATAGATTGAAATGGAGCAATTTTCGGAATCAACAGTCAGCGTGTATTCATCCCCGAATAGTTCTGTCAGCCGATCCCGCAGATGCCATTCCGTGAACGGACTTGTCTGCTGTGTAGCTGTCAGGATTCTCTGCCGCCTGTATTCCAGTGTATCGGACGGCTGTGCAGATATGCCCAACATCCGCTCAATGCGCCTGATGGTTTCATCATCAGCCGTCTGGACGAAAAAGTTGTGCTGAATCGTATCAGCATCAGCAGAGAACGTTGATACAGGAACGGAATGCGCCCGCTCTATAGCGTCATACTCAATGACAGGCTTAAACCATCCGGGCAGTTTACGCATCAACAGCTCATGCGCCTGTTCCTTTGTAAGTTTGACCTCATACATTGATGACCACCTCACCAAGCACGGGGATTTCCTGCAAAGCAGAAGACTCTGTCAACTGCAAATCACCCGAAGCCCCGTTGATAGTGAGGTTCGACACGTTCACCACTTCCGGGACGGACAGAATAGCCGCAATAACACGGGCGGCATATACCGTGACATTATAGGAAATCGCCCTGCTTCTCAGCGCATTGCCCCATGACTCAGCCACATCAGCGATATATTCAGCAATAGCGTCCCGGATTTCGTCCGCATAGACCGCCGCACCGTTCACCACGCTTGCCGCAAACGTAGCGGTGAAGGAAATATTTACGGTCTTATTGGTTGCGCTTACGATGTCCACAGCCGCACCCACGGGGGCGATCCCGTAACCATCCGGGGAAGGATCATTGCTCCCGTCGCCGGGCGGGCAGATGGTGTTCTGCACCGTTTCCACAAGACTGCTATCCACCGCCGTAAAATCATCGGAGCAGATGGAACAAAGCACCGTGCCGCCGCCCTGATAACTTTCAGCCGGGTACACCTGTACCCCACCAACTCCCGGAATTGCTAATATAGCCTGACGGTATTCCGTGATATTGCCGCCATACGGGGCGGCGGTAAATGTCTCGATATACCTTGCCCGTAAAGAGACATCTGTCTCAGCGTCAGCACCCACCGTGATGATTGCCCCGATAGTTGCGGTCTGCAATCCTGCAATGGATGTGACCGGGAGAATCGTGCCAGTGTATGCGTTGCCGATTTCCCCCGCAGTCTCGCAGGTCATCTCATACACATACAAGCCGCCGCTTTCCTCGATGAAATCTCCGGAACTGAACACCACGGAATCAGCCCCGTTGATGGTCTTAAACTCAGACCCGGCAGGAATCTGCACGTTGAACGATCCCCTTCTCACCGCATAGGTTGCCGCAGTCCTTGTCAGTCCCCTGTTCGCCACCAGATAGTCGAGGTCTGACCCCTGCGCCGTAAGAACCGAAGCACCGCCCTGAATCTGCGACAGCGCAAGCGCAAGCCCTTCCAGATACCACGCCACAGGCGCAAGGGCTGTCTGTATCAGCGACCCTTCCCGCTTATCAAGGCTGTCATCCACCTCGGCAAGCATCCCGGAAAGAATGTCCGAATATGTATAGCCAGAAGAAAAATCAATCATGTCTCAATCACCTCGACCAAATCCCCGTAAACGGTATGAACCGTGAAGGAAACCGTCATGCTGTTGGTGTCCGTTTTTTTGTACACATAGTCATCAACGCTTACCACCCGGTTGTCCGTGCTTAACGCCCCTTCGACAAGCCGGGGAATCTCTGCGATGATGTACGCTTCATCCTCTCCGACAAGATCATTCAGTTCAGAGCCATAGTTTGCGGAATATATCGTCCACTTGTACCGCTCCACGTTCAGGGCGATTTCTACAGCCTGACGCACCGCTTCAAGCCCCGCATCCATACAGGACACCTGCATGGTGTTGCGGTCGATGATCCATGTTTTTGAGGGCTGTGACGCAACCACTATGTCTGTATCAAAGCCAATCACTTCGGGCAGTGTAGCCATATAATCACCCCCTTGATAAAACAACGAACCGCTGACCGTGGGCGCACCGCATCATTATGACCCGTTCTCCGACCGTTAGAGCCGTTGAAAGCGGCACGGTGACAGAATCCCCGTGGGAGTCCGTAACGGTCACAGAACGGGCTTTAACAGCGTCACACAGCACGATAGCCGCCGCAGGTATGGGTTGCATTGTTCCCTCAAGCGTAACGGTCACAGGGTCAGCGGTTGCCACCGTACCGAAGCACAGGTCAGTCAGCTTCATACCCTTCATGTTAGCCTGATTGATCTGCTGTAAAATGCCAAGCAAGTCGCTCATGCCGCACCCCCTAACTGCTCAAAGGACTTGACCTCAAGACTCATGGTGTGGTAATTACTGCCCTCATATGTGTGCGTACATTTTTCCACCAGAAGCACCCGGTTGAATGACAGTTCCTCAATGTCACGAATAAGGACGGGAATAACCATCCCCGCCCTGATGCCTGTGATACCCATTGATTCGATTGTGAGGGTTTGCAATACCCGGTTGTAGTATTTCAGATATGCCTGACACAGTTGGTCTATCTGCGCCTCGTTCTGGTTTTTGTCTACCTTGTCGTAATACTGCAACAGCCCCCATTTTTTGATGCTGTCCGTATCCTCATGGATATATACGTCTGTGCGCCCGGTGTCCTGATTCGGTCTGACCAACTTAATGCGGTTGTACGTTTCAGAATCAATGTCACGTTTGTAATCGTAGTCGGTCATCATGGAATCATCCCCGATAACACCCGTGGTTATAAGGTCTTTCACTTCCCGCAGGACAAGCGTTCCTGCTTCATCGTAAAAGCAGAATATCTTGCCCGTCTGATAGATGACCGTTGAGAGCGCATCGAAAATAATGTCCATGCAGGACTCGTTTTCTTTTACCAGTGAGGGGAACGTGTAACCCGTATTCGCAAGGTTCCCAACCTTCAGGGAGAAGTCTGCGGCGATCTCCAAAATGATCTGTTCAAGCGTTACATTCTCCCACGAATACGAGGCATTTGCTTTCAAATACCTGATCTGGTCATACGCTGTATAACTGACATTGCCGTACCTGTCCCGCTGTGCAGTGAAAATGTAGCCGCAGAAAACAGGTGTGCCGTTGTCCTTGAACGTGACCGCCGTTCCTTCAGGAAGGGCGATGCCCGAATGTTCAATGCCCTTGATGGTCATTTTCCCGGGTGCATCAAAGCGTTTTGATTCTATGTCAACGGTCTGAAACACTTCGGAATAATCAATCATTTTCCCGTCATAGGTGACCGCAGTTAAACTCACCATGCCATCACCCCACAAGAGACACAGAGGACGTTTTAAACCACCCCATGCCCTGCACATAATACGGGGCGTTCCTGCCGCTGTCTATGCGTGTCAGGGCGGCGGTATCGCCGTTCGCTGTGCCGATTTCCTGATCCGCTTCGGGGTCGGAATAGTATACGCCGTTCAGCGAGATGGATGCTCCCACCACCATTTGCGGGGAATCCATTTCCCGCACTGTGGTGGTGCTGACCGTTACCCGTTGAGAAAGCGCACCGTCTGCCGCCGTAAGGTTAGCCCCCGGACCTGAAACTGCCGCCGTAGAAGTTCCGCTCACAACGGTCATCTGCGACACGCCATAGGAGCGGTACTCACGAAACGCAACGGAATAGTAAAGGTCATCAGGCTCGCCGCCCCTGTCAGTAATCTTCCAGTCAGAAACTACGCACTGCATATTGGTGTCGTAGTCTACAGACCGGGAAATGATTAAACGGCATTTTGTGCGGTTCTTCCACGCCTTTTCAAACGCCTTTGCAAGCGTCCGGGGGTTGCGGTAGTCATGCACATATGGGTCATCATAGCCCGGGAAAAAGGAATTAAACGTCACCTCACGCAGTCCCGGCTTCTGCGGGATAAGGATTTCACCAAGCCCCGCTATTTCTGCCGTCTTATCAACATGAGGGTGCGACACTTCAATTTCTTCCGGGTTGACAGGAAGGGTGTATTTTTTGCCGCCGATCTTAACATAAATCATTGTATCAGGACTCATTAATACACCCCCTTTTTATGCGTGTGCAACGGATGTCTGCGCCGCCATTTCTGCAATCAACATCCGTTTCAGTTTGTCTGCAACATCCTGTGCGGAGATATTCCCGGATGCCCCCGCCGGGAGCGTTACGTTGATCTCAGGCGCAAGGGTCTTCAGTTCGATATTGTTCATATACCGCCGTTCTGCCAAATCCCTGTATATCTTCAGGTCTTCATCAGACAGCTTTACATTATCAACCTTTTTGACCTTGCCAACACTGCCCACGTTGCCGCCGTTGGGCATCAGTTCACCCGCAGGAGTTCCCCCGGTGACTTCACCAAGCCCGTTGAAGTCACCAAAGTCAAAGGCTTTGCCCATGCCATCAAGCAGGTTCTCAGCCCAACCTTCGCCCATTTCCTTGCCGATGTCCCACGCTTCTCCAATGCTTGCAACATCAATGGTGTCAGGTGTCCAGACATCCACGGAATCGGTAGGTTTCATCGCTTCAAGCCCTGCCTTTGCGGCATTGACCGCATCAGCAAAGCCAAACCCGCCCACCTGACCGATTGTTCCGACAGTAGACAGGTTCACGCCCGGGATATTGTTCAGGGCGTTGATAAGGTTATTCACTCCACCAATAGCGGCATTTGCACCTGCTATAAAAGCATTTGCGATAGCGGTTGCGGCGGCATCTGCAGAACTGGCAACGGATGCGAAACTGTTAATTGCACCCATCGCAAAGTTGTATACCGCTTTCTGTATGGCGTTTACGCCCTTGTTCCATCCGTTTACGATAGCCGCAAGGATGGTTACCACAGAGTTATAAAAACTGGCATACATCCCCAGAACGATGTCTACAGCCACAGCAAACGCACCGACAAAGATACCGCTTACGGTCACGAACAGACCCGCAAGACCGCCGATGTCCTGAGACACGAACTGCAAACCGCTGACAATGATTCCAAGTCCCTGACCAACCAGACTGAAGAAGGATATCAGGATACCAGAAACCACATACAAGGTCTGCGCTATGCCGTTCAGGGAATCTTCAAACTGCGATGAGTTGATAGCGTCCGAAATCATCTGCCCCAAGGGTTCAAACGCTTTTACGGCGATGTTCTGCGCTTTGTTCATCGCATCCCCGAAGGTCATAGGCATTTTCTCAAACTGCTGATTGATGTCATCAGCCGCACCGAGAATTGCCTGTTTTACGATGTCCGAAGTAACCTTCCCCTGTGATGCCAACTCTTTTAATTCGCCCACACTGACACCCATATAACTGGCTATCCTTTGGGCGATCTGCGGGGCATTGGACATGACGATATTCAAATCCTGCCCACGCAGAACGCCTGTGGAGAGTGCCTGTGTCAGATTGTACATGGTGGACGAAATCGCCGTAGCATCAGCCCCGGAAATCTTGAACTGTTTGTTGAGCAGTTCGGTAAAAGCCACGGCTTCACGCACACTGCTGAACGTGTCACCCGTCTGCGCTTTCAAACCCGCAACGGTCTGCATCATGCCGATGTATTCGCCACGGCTTCGCTGTGCGGCTTGATAGATCATCTGCTGTAATTCAGCAGTGGTCTGCAACCCGTCATTGACGTTGTTAAGTCGTGCTTGCGTCATTGAAAGTTCGTCAGATAAATCCAACGCCCGTCTGATAAGCGCAAGACCGCCGAACGCCGCAACCAGTTTCCCAATTGTCCCGGATAATGCGCTTGCGGCTGAATCAGTCTGCCGCATAGCCCGTTCAACGGTTCTCTGCGCCTGTGCGTTTTCGTTCAGGGTGACATTGACATTCACGGTCTGATTGACAACGCCGCCCATCGCCTGTTCAATGTTCCTGAGTGGTGCTGTGGCACGGTCTACAAGTTCATAGACTTCACGAATTCCTGCCATATCACCTCTCCTTTCGCTTCTTCATTTCCTTCATTGCCATCTGCCAACAAAGGGTGACTTCACGGTCTGACATATCGGCAACAACGCTTGGCGGCGTTCCGTGGTTCACGAACATATAGTAGGCAAGCGCACAGTCTGCCGTGAGGTTGTCACCGTCTATCAGTTTTTTGCTTCTTCCTCTTCCTTCAGTTTGGAATCCGGGTCGAAGCCGTTGAACTGCATGATCTCCTGCACAAGTGCGGTGTATTCACCCGCCCGGAGCATCCTTGCCGGGACTGCTTCGGGGTCAATGCACCCGTAAGCCTTGCACATCTCGGAATCAGCGAAGTCGGGCTGTACCGTACAGGCAACGATCATTGCGTTTGTGTATGCCTTGCTGTCAAAGACATCCACCTTGTTGCCGTTCACATACTTGCCCCGTGTAAACTTCTTGGTCAGCCGCTGATTTTCTTCCTGCGACATCGGTTTGATCTCAAAGGGAACGGGGTTGCCGTCCTCATCAAGAAACCGCTTTGAAATAATAACCTTCTTTGTTTCGTCCACTTCCACAGGATGTAAAAAAGCACTTAAAACGCCCATCTGTTTCCCCCTTATTCAAAAAAATGCGGGAGCCGAAGCCCCCGCCGTTTCATCAGTTTCCAAGCGTGTCCGGGTTGTGGAAAGCGTTCAGGACTTCCACGTTGGTGTAAGAGAAAGATACCTCTTCCTCAAGCCACTCAGCGTCTGCGTCAAGCATTGCTACCGGGACTTTGCTCAGTTTGCAGTTGTACAGGGCAACCGTCTGGACGCCGACAGAACTGCTCGGGTCATCATTGGTCACCTGAATAGTGAAGTACGGGAGCCGCCCGGTCTTCAGATAGGTCTGAAGCATAGACAGGAAAAGCGGCGTTCCGTAATAGATCGTCATAGACCCGGTAAGGGTCACACCCGTGGTCTTCTTCTGAACTAAGGTCGTTCCCACGACCTTAAAATCAGACTCCTGAAACTCTGCATCAGACTGGAACTTCTTCAGGCTGAACAACTCCTGATTGCGCCCGTTTTCGGTAAGGAAAGCCTTGCCGCTTTTACCGTTCAGGGCGTCCCTCTCAAGTAAAAAAGCCATAGCTTATCCCCCTTTCTTATGCGTTCACGTTTACGCTGACGGTCACCGTCATGTAAATCTTCTCAACGGAATCCACGGGCTGAAGTGCCACGTTGATGACAACAGCATCAATCTCAGCGCCCGGCAGGACTTCCACATCTTCTGCAGTGAAGTTCTGAACCCCGTTGTTCGCCTGCATTTCGTTCAGATAGCCGATGATCCATGCCCGGAGCAGGGAACGCCCGGAATCATTGTTGTCCACCTTGCCGATGAAGTAGGTTGCGAAGTGCTTATACACATCGTTGCAGAAGGTCATCAGCACACGCATGACACGGTTCTTCTTGAACTCTGCACCCTCGTCCGTGGTGATGGTAGTCTTGCTGTTGATGTCGGAGCAGATCTTGACGGTGTCAAACTCGTCAATAATGGCGATCTGTCCCGCTTCGATAGCCGCCGCCGTCTCGTCATCGGTCAGCTTGGGATTCGCCGCCACAGCACCGGGATACTGTGCGTATGTCAGGGACTGATTGTAGTTCGCCCCGGCTTCTGCACCTGCGACCCACCATGTAGCCTGTTCGGCGGTCAGGGCGGTGCCATCGCTCAGAAGCGCACCGTTTCTCACAGAGATCACATACGGGCTGTTTTCTCCGGGGGTGTTGCCGATGACCAACTGGCACTTCCTGCCGATGCTTTCATTCATGCGCTTCACGAACGCCACATAAGCGGAAATGGTCAGCGGGGTCGTTCCGTCATAGCAAAGGATATCCCATGTATACGTTTCAAGGGCAGTGATAGCCGCCGCATCATCGTTCACAGTGGGGACGGGGTCAACGCCGCCCGCAAGGGTTGCGGTGAAATCCACCAGACTGCCGCTGATGGTAATGTCGCACCATTCGTTGTTGATAGTCCCTGCCTCTTCAATGACCGCAGAGCCGACAAGATAGCCGTCAAGGTAGGTGCTGACTGTCATGCCGCCCGTATCCGGGTCAAGAACACCGACCACAGAAAGATCATTGCCCCTCACGCCGGGATACTTGGCTTCAATGGTATAGGTCAGCGTATCGCTGTCAGCGGTTTCAGAACCGCTTGCCGCCGCCTTTGCGCCGCTTGCGCCGCCCGCATACCTGTAAACGTAAATCTTTTTCGGACAAGCAGATACATCCGTCCCCTTCATCATTTCCAGAAGGAAACGGGCGTGGCTGTCCGTGACCGGGTAACCGATCAGAGCCGTGGTGTCTTCTCCGGGCGTGATCTCAATGACTGCGCCGGGTGCGCCCCACGAAAGTGCTTTCGGGATCGCAACCACACCACGGTCACCGATGTTTGCCACCGTGGACGGCTGAGATTTAACATTGATATAAACGCCGGGAAGGACTTTGTTCTGGCTTGTCCATACTCCACCTGCCATATATCATTCTCCTTTCAGTACGGCATCAAGTGCCGCTATTGCATCATCAATCGTGTACGCAGGTTTGGTCAGGATCACAGCGGCAAAATCCCTCTGATATCCCGCCAAAGCCTTAGAACGTAACAGTACAGCCGTCTTATAAACGGTCTTCTTTTTTGATTTCGACATTAGTATCCTCGCTTGCCATCGGGTTGCGCTGTACTGCCTTTGCTACCCGCTGTTTGATGTACAGTTTATAATGCAGTTCCTGATCTTCAATACTCCACGTTCTTTCGTGGGTATGGAGCGGAACGGTTTCCCCGTCAGCCGTATAATTCACAATATCCATCAGCACATCAAGGTCATCAGCTACGCCGTGAATCTGTGCGTATGCGTTCGGGGTGTTCCGTGCCTGTACAAATACAATGTCAAAGGCAATATCCCGCTTGTCCCATCCGTCTATCTGGTCAGTGATGGAAGACGGCATCAGGAACACGAAAAAGCAGGGATATGATGTCCCCTGCTGTGTGGGTGAGTCGTACACAGGATAATCCGGGAAAGCCCTGATAAGCTGTGACGCTATGCTGTTGACTAATCCTCTGACTGTATAGGTCATTCGCTCATCGCCCTTCTGACTGCGTCCTGTAGCATATAGCGGACTGTGGTTTTGTATTTACCTGTTGCCTTTTCCTTCATGTACAGACCGGGAACATACGTTGTTTTTGTACCGACCATGATGCCGCCATCATCGCCGTCTACCGCCATTTCAAGCAGACCGCCGTTGATGATAAGACCGGGAACGAAATGCTTGTCCACCCTGTGTCCGTCATTGACATAGGACGCATATTGCAGGTTACTTCTGAGCATTGTTACAGCAGTGCCGCCGCCTGATAAGGCAAGCCCCATCGGCTGAGTGATGCTGTCCGTAGCCCATGACTGCGCCAGTGCGCCCGTCCTTGTATTCGTTCCCTTGATAGCCGCACCACCATTCGGCGGCGTGTTGGCTGTGGCAGTCTCTACGGCGGCAAGCGTTGCCGTTTCAGCGGCTTCAGCAATAATGTCTGTCACCCTTGCACCCGCTTTATGCAGTCGTTTTAAATACCGCCTTGTCTCAGCACCGAATCCCGCCATATCATCACCCCGCTATGTTGTCAGCGTGTAAGCCTACCTGCAAATGTTCAAGCCCCGTCATTGCTCCACCCACGGGGTCGAAGTATGCAACGGGCTTTGATGCGATATAGCGCACAGGTGCAAGACCTCTGCCCAGAACGCCACCCCTTGTGATATACAGCGTGTCACCTTCCCGCACATCCGTGTTGATGTCACAGGACAGCTTTTCGTCTGCCCGGATCGTTGCCTCTGTCGCTCTGCCGTTCCAGTTATTGGTCTGATTGCTGTAGACCCGGCACGGAACGCCTGATGCAATAAGGGATAAATCCTGCGAGGTGATGCCGTCCGTTACGGTATTGCCGACCCTGTAAATGTCCATCAGGTCGGTGTACCATGATGCCATCATGTACATCCCTGCACCCCCTTAAATGGCATACATCCCGGCTATTCCGATCATCCGTGCCATCGTAGCAAGCTGAGAACCGTACCGGGTGAGGTTCCATGTTCCCCACCGTTCCGTCCCCGCATTGGTCGCAGTGTTGTCATAGCTGATGGATGTATCTCCAAGGGTCGCAGTCTTTACAGTGCCGATGTTCCCGGAATTTGCCGCCACAGCCGCAGGGGTAGAACCGTCCGCATAGGTCTGCAATCTCAGCGCACACAGGTGCGCCATGAACAGCCCCGCCGCAGTCTCCCAATCACTGCCCCATCTGCTCGGAAGAATCGTGTTGTTGCAGGATTCCAAGAACCGCTCAAGGGTCGCAGTGGGTAGCATGGGCGTATATACATCCCCGCTTTTCGTGTAGAACTCCGGGAAATCTGCCTGAAACTGTTCAAGGGTGTACGTTCCCTTTTCTCCGGGTGCGGCAATGTTTGCCGCTGTCCGCTTGACACCCTCAAAAAGCGGGATCATTGGATTCATCGGTATCCCGTTAATCGGATACATAGCCGCTCCCCCTTTTAATTTACGATTTGACCCGCTTAGAAGCCCGTTTGACGGGTTTTACCGCTTCGGTCGTGGATTTATCCACCTTCGGCGCATCCGGGCGAATATCGGCGTTTAAAGCGGCTTCTGCGGCTTTCTCTTCTGCCTTGTAGATGTCCTTCTCGGCAGTGGTCGCAGGGGTCATGATGTCCCCGCCCTGCACCGCCAGTTTGAACAGCGGCAGGTCAGCGAGATAGTCCGGGGCTTCGCCCATGAAGTCCTTTGCCACTTTGTAAAACGTGCCGTCCGGGAGCCTGAAGATGAAATTCTTTTTACTTACGATAAACATTCTGTTTTCCCCCTTGTAAACAGGCGGCAGGTTTCCCCGCCGCCTTGCTGTGTTTAGATGCCGTCAACGTAGATGATGGGCTGAGTATAGAAGACCTCAACCTCAGACACGTTGCCCGCATAAGCAGTGTCATAAGAGAACCGCTCTGCGTTCGGGGTGGTCATTGCACGGGTCAGCGGGACGAGTTCGTCCATAGCGATGTACCTTTCCTTGTTGCAGTACACCACCATTCTGTCAGCACCGCCCGCACCTGCGCCGTCACACCATGCAGTAGCACCGATGTACAGGTCAACGCCGTTCTGCTTCGCCACGTTGTTTTCAAGCAGGAAGGTCAGGATAGTCTTTTCCGCAAGCTGACCGATCCGGGTGGTGGCGATATAGTTGAACTGCTCATAAGGCATGATGATATGATTCGGGATGGCATCCAGATCATAACCCGCCGCCGCCCATGCAGTCAGGATAGCGGTGTTGATGTCTCCCAGAATCTGATCCGGGGTGATGGCAGTGAAGTTGCCCGTTGCAGAAGTGATGGCAACATTCGCATTATTCACAAGACCAGTCGTGCCGTAGCGGGAGAAGCCCACATAGGTGTTTTCGTCCATGTGCTTGTCGTAGGTCATACGCAGACCGTCACGAAGAAGCTGATCGAGGTTTCTGCCCGTGACATTCCCTCTCTGCATATCCACCCAGAAGATGCGGGTTCCTGCGGAAATAACGTGAGTCTTCCACAGGTCTTTGCCGAAGTTCGCCTGAATCAGCGGGATGCCGTCAGTGCTTGCGGACTGGATCAGGTTGTCACCAGAACCCCCGGTGATACCGTAGCCCACGTTCATTGCGCTCACATATTCAGCCCAACCGCCGCCGACACGGATCGGAATGTCCCTCGTGTAAGTGAAGGAAGTGAGCGGGGTGCGGACGAGCATATCCCTTTTCTCCAGTTCGGAAGTAAGGAAAGCCTGTCCAGATGCGATCCCTGCCGCATCCATTGCAAAGGGCTTGGAGCCGCCCTGCATCGTGTTTAAATCAAAAGTTCCCACGTTCTGGAATTTTGCCATGATGTTTTCTCCTCTCTTTCAGATTATGCGTGAAGGGTCTCAAGGATGCGGATTTCCGCAACGCCGTTGGCATCTGCCGCACCCTTCCACTTCACGTTGGTCAGCTTCACGGAGTTGGTGGAATCTGCCGCCGCTTCAAAGCCGCCCACCGGGCAGTTCGGCTTGCTTGCGTTTGCAGTGATTCTCAGGTACACATCACCGTCCAGAGCCGGGGTTCCGTTCTGGCAGATCACGTTGACACAGCCCCTCTTGATGACCGGGACTGCATCATACTGGACGTAAGAACCCTCATTCTGGTTCAAGTAGTTGGTTGCGCTCTTGACCTCACGGACAGCAACGCCAACGAAAGCCGCCGCAGTGTCACCAGTTGCCGCAGTGCGGACAACGCCGTTCGATCCGTAAACAACACCTGCGCCGAAAGCGATTGCGCCACCTGCCGGGTGGGTGTCGATGATGGTGTCAGGCTGACGGGAGTAGGAACCCGCATAGCCGTGGAACATAGATTTTCCGATAACCTGATTAGTCATAATGGTTTATTCTCCTTTCTTGTTGAGGTGGGGATTTCTGGCATCGTACAGTGCCTGAATGGCTTCGATGTCAGTTGCCGGGGCTTTGCCCTTCTGTGCGGCGTTCTTTGCCGCCGCCTGTGCGATCTTTGCCGCATCAGACACAGCCGCAGGACGCTTCACAGCAGACAGCAGTGCATCTGTGACCGCCTTGCGCTGTGCTTCGTCCGTGATAGCGGCGATAGAGGGACGCAGGGACAGGATAAGGTTCTTAGCAGTCTGTGCGTCCATTGCATCGGTTGCACATTCATCCTCTGCGGGCTTTTCCTCTTCAGCGTCCATCTCTTCAGCCGGGACAACGTGCGCTTCTTCCTGCTCTGCGATGCCCTCGTCCTCTGCACCGGGTTCCTCGGCGGGTTCCTCATCGGCTGTAGGCTCTTCACCCTTGATCTCTTTACCGATGGTCTCAAGCGCCTCGTCCAGAGGGTCTTTTTCCTCTTCGGGATCAGCTTCAGGCTGTTCCTTCTGCGGTGCGAGTGCGGCAATGACAGCGTCAGCAATCGCCTTTGCGAGTGCGTCTGCGTCAATTGCAGGAGCGGGCTTTGCGTCCTCTTCCGGGACGGGTTCACCTTCGGGTTCTTTTTCCGGGGCGGTGTCCTCGTCCATCATGATTGCGGCATCCTGTGCAATCCTTCGGATTTCTTCATCAGATTTGCCGTTTGCCGCCAGACCGAAAAGACTGAGAAAACTTGCTCTTTTGCTCATGGGTTTACAGTTCCTTTCTGGCGGTTCTGCCGCCTGTGTTGTATTTGAGTCCATTATTGCGGCTTTGTCCCCGGCTCTTCCTTCCGGGACAAGCGCAACATGGTTGCCTCTGATTTTTCTCTGCGTCAGTGTTCCATCCGGGGCTTCTTCGTATTCCACTTCGTAGCCGCATGATATCTGACGCTTGCCGTCACGAATAGCCTGTATCGTGGCGGCATCATGAACGTGAATGTCAGCGATCAGGAAATCCTTGTATTCGCCTGTGCCACGCCGCACATTCTGCACATGACCCTTTTCGTATGCGCTCACGTTGTCGGGAGTTAACATCACGGGCGGGTGGTCATCGGTGAAGGGCTTTCCCTCAAAAGATGCCATAGCCGCAGGACTGAAGACCTCTTCTTCCGGGCGGTTGACCGTGACAATGTCCTGTGTGTCCCTGCCCACCTCAGTGCCTAAATAATCCTGCGTTCCTGTGCGGGCAATCGGTACATTCCGACAAATTAAAAACCCCTCGCCAGTCTCTAACTGGTTGGGGCTTATGGTGTAGCCGTAATATGTTATCATCGTTTTCCTCTCTCTCTGAACGCCTTAAGCCATGAACGATAGGTATCATCATTCAGCTTTTTATGCTTCTCAAAGGTTTGGAATGTTCGTGGGAATCCGGGGATTCCTGCCTGTGTGTACTTTTCAAACTGCTTCACGTTTGCCCGGTATTCTGCCCGGTTCCGTTCCTTCTCTTCGTATGCCGCTTTTTGCTTCTTGCTCCGAGGGTCGTGGTTGTACGGGTTTGTCTCAGGATTACTGAAACGCCGCATCTTTTCAACCTGCTTCGGTGTCTTGCCCTTTTCCGTGTACGGGACTAATGTATGCAGACAATTATGTGTAACTATGTTATTATAGACATAGAACGAATGTTCTGTCTCAAAATTGTACACATACCCACAGTAAAAGGAGGACTCTTTATGGCACAACCTGCTTACCTGCAAACCACCCTGACCGCTGATGTACTGCAAACGCTTATAGACAAGGGGTTCAGCCTTGCGGAGATTGGTAGACAATACAACCTCAGCAGAAAGGAACTTGCCACCGCAATCCGTAATCTTGGTGTCACTTATAACAAACGCATCAAGGATGGCACGACCCACAAAAGACCTTACGGGCAGGTTTCTGAAAAATACCGTGAATCCCATCAAGCGCAGTTTGATGAATTTCTCAAACTCCACAACGAAGGTCTTACATTTACGCAGATTGCTGAGAAATGCGGCTGTTCTCTTGCTCATGTTGGCAAGCTGTTTAAAGTGTACGGGTATTCTTTTGATACTGCGTACAAAACGAAAGCCGCCCACGATGCGGTCAAGGGAATGAAGCGCACCTATGAAGACCTTTGTAAACGGGCTATTGGTAAGCAGTTGAAACACCCGAAGCTGACCCGTTGGGAATCCCTGTTCTTTGATTTCCTCAGAGCGAATGACATTCCGTTCACCTGTTCCAAGGCTATTGGTAAATACAATGTCGACTTTCTGGTCGATACATCCATCGCCGTGGAACTGTTCGGGGGAGCCTTCCACGCTACAGGCAGAGCGGCTGACCGTCTGCATGAACGCATGAAGTTCCTCATTAAGAACGGCTTTAATGTTTACATTATTTGGTGTCTCTCTGATGAGACTTCCATATTTCCCGGATGCTTCGATGATTTTGTCACCTTCCGCAAGTCCATCAGCGGGAACGAAACCCCTGTCGGTCAGTACCGGGTGATTTGGAGTGATGGTGATTTCATTTCCTGCGGAAGTCTTGAGAGTGATTACCTTGCCGCAATAAAACCTGCGACTTTCAGAAATAACGCTCTCAGCAAGTACAAATCCCCCCGGGACTAAGCAGTTGGGGTGTATGTTCAGAAAGCTGTTGCTCAGGTCGTTTGACTCTGCCGGGTCAATCTTCCCGAAAGCATCTGACAGCGGCGGGTAGAACGGGGATGTGCCGCTCTTGCTGTACACCCTTCCCTCATACACCGCACATATCGGGCAAGTCGTTCCAATCTTGATGATCTCGTAAAGGTCTTGCTCATCATTGTCAGTCAGCACCGCCGCAACCTGCGCCTGTCGCACCGTTGTGCGAACCGCCATATTGCCATAGCTTGACAGCGACCATTCATGCCCTGCTTTGTCCACGAAAGCGGTGATGCCCTGTTCCTGCACAGCCCGGATGATCTCTTCCGTTTTGCTCAGTGACCCACGCCCTTCCGCAAGTGATTCTGCCGCCTTTTCAATGACCGTATCCCGGAAGGGGTCAGACTCAAGCCGTCCAATCAAGAACAGATTTGATGCAGTAGCTTGATAGGCTGTCTCAGCCATTTCGTCAACCTGCCCCAAGAGGTTGTCAGCAAGGATTTCCACAGCCCTTGACCGTGCAGGATTGACCAATGCCTGTGCGTTGGCATATCCCGCCGCCGCTTCTGCACCCTGATAGAATTCGTGTTCTATCATCAGTGGCACATACTTTTCCGCATCACCCTTCATTCGCTCAATGGTTTTGCGTACCCGTGCAAGGGCGGCAACCTCTGCATAATCCACATACCCCTGCCCCCGCTTGCGGGCTATCTCCCGGATCAGCTTCAGTTCCGTCTGCCGAAACAACGCAAGCAGATACGCTTCTGCGCCGTTTTCAGACGGCGGTACGATGACCGGGGGCATTTATACACCCTCAACCGTTTCGGGGCTTGTAGGGGCTTCTGTCGGGGTTGTAGCGGGTGTATTGAACAGTCCCGCCATAGGGTCAAGCATCTGCTGAGAAGAAGTAGCTGTGACCCCTTCTCCCTGTTCTATCAGTTCGTCCGGGATGGTAGTGAAAGCACCCGTTTCCTCTTCCATCGCCTGAAGTTCCATGCGGGCAGTTTTCTGGTCAAGCAGGTCAGCCTGATATGCCTGAACAACCGCATTGGTGCGCTTCTGAATGACATCGGCGTTCTCTGCGGCTGTCGGTGTATCCATCGGGGCGAAGTCGATGTCGAGGTCATCCGGCACTTGTCCCCATGCGGACAACGCAAGAAGCGGCAGGAGCCGTTCTATGATGCCCCGGAAGGTGGTGTCACGGATGGTGTCGATGAAATCATAATAGTTCTTCAGATCGCTTTCGCCTGTGGCGTTCATACCTGCCGGGCTTCTGCCGAACAGCTTTGTCACCGGGATTCGTGCCGCTCCTGACACATCCATCATCATGCGGTCGTACACATCAGCAAGCCCCGCAAAACTGTATGACTGCTGATGCATCACATCACCACGGTTCACGATGCGTGTGCCGAAGTTGGATTCCATGATGGACTGCGCCGCCATGACATTCCAGAAACGCCGTTGCATTTCCGTGTTGGCAGTGCCAAGAAGTTGGTCAAGCCCGTCCGTTTCCATGTATGTGACGTTTGCCCGGAAGGTCAATGAAGCCATATTGGCGGCAACATTGTCATGCCGTACCAAATCCTGATAGATTGCTTCGACTTCCGATTCCCCCCAATACAGTTCCGTTACCTGCTCCAACCACGGGAGTTCACGACCGATAAAGCGGATGATCCTGCTGTGGTGTACGTTTGCCACCATGTAGCCCCGCTCTTCGTCCCTGATGGTGTAATAGTCAGGCAAGCCGAAGTCTGCGTCATCCGGGTCGGTGACGATTGAAGTGGAAGGATATACGCCCGTCCACCTGTCAAGGATCAGAAGCCCTTGGAATGAATCCGGGGTGACCATGTCCATGTCGAGGGGCTTGCTCATATCATCCTGCCCCTTAATCATGATTACACCCGCCGCACCGCCGTACAGCCTTGCCCAATACATTCCCTTTTTGATGGATTCCCGCAGGTGTACTTTTCTTTCAAGCCTGTTCCACTTGTCCAGATATTCCGGGTTGACGCTTGTCTTCAGTTCGTACCACTTGCGGGTGACATCATCAGGCACAAGCGCAACGATGTTCTGCACCACCCAGTTTTCCCGGTAAAGGGTTGTCAGCAGTTCATAGTTCTGCGTCATCCTTGTGGGGGTGTACTGCGTCCCCTGCATCAGATCAAAAGTCCCAAAGCCAAGCCGGGCGGCAGGATTGCTGAACGCATCCGTTGTCGGTGTTCTGTTTTTCTTTCTTCTGCTCATGCCGATTTTCTCCAATCAGGTAAAACCGTTCTCACATAATACCGTAATGCGTCAGGCGCATGGTCTTGCATCTTCACGGGTTTTTCTTCCCCACGTTCTTCCGCTTTAGCATCCCACACATACGACCGCAGTTCCCGGATAAGCCCGGTACAGCGTTCATGGATGTGCAGGTGATTCAGCGTGAAAAGGGTTGCCGTTTCCCGGATTCCGTCCAGTACATCGTTGTTCCCTTCACGCACATAAAAACCCCTCTGCCGAAGTTCCGTGATAAAGGACTTCGCTGAGGGGTCAACCACTATCATGCATTGTTCCTGCGGGTCATCCGTCATGAACTCCCGCATAGCGTCTGCGTATTCCGCATCTGTTTTGTTTGGCACAGGTAAACGCCGGGCTTCTTCGCTCTTTGAATCCCACCGCCACTCGTTTTCAATCCAGATGTCCTGACCATCGTCCCGGATATCCAGAAAGACGCAGGGGTTCGTTGTACCGTAGTCACAGGCAATGTATCTGACAGATGTATTCAGCATTGCCACCGGGCGGGTGTCATCGTTGTATATGTTGGCATCGCTGAACATGGAATAGATCAGCCCTTCTGCCACAGCCCACAAGCCCTTGACATACCTCAGGTAAAACACACCCGAATACATTGCCCTGTAACGTGCTTTTATATCTTCAGACAGGCTGAGATTATCGTCCATTGTGAAGTGCAAGCACAGCAGACCTTTTTCGTCAGCCCGGTCTATCCAGTTGCGCTTGAACCAGTGAAGCGGGGCTTCAGGGTTGCAATTAAACCACATCTTCGACCCGTCCACGCTCAAACGACCTGTAGCCTGATTCACGAATGATTCAGGCATCAGGGCTACTTCATCGAAGTACGCCCCCGCCGCAGTAAGACCCTGCACTAAATCCTGCGAGG